GAAGATACAGAACTAGTAATTACAGATACTTTACCTGCATTACCAGGTAAGTTTTTATTCAATGATATGTTTGATTTTGACCTGAATAACCAATTGGTAAAGTTGCAGCAGTTCTTTTTCGGGTAAAATGTATTTATTTACAAGTTACAAATTATATTTTATATAAATACCATATCTGAACGTAACCTGCACTTCCAGCCTCACCACTCTTAGCACTACCTGACCCATCACCACCTGCACCACCTGGACCACCATTTGTAACTGTTACAGTATAATCAGTAGCTAGTAGTGTAGTTGGGTTTAATATATTGTCTGGACTATTCCCTTTGCCTCCATAACTTCCTCCACTACCAGTATTTCCACCATTTCCACCATATCCACGATTTCCACCCCCTATAGTGTATGTAGTATTATTTATTTTACATACAGTAGAACCTCCATCGCCCCCAGCATTACCATCTCCCCCAGGAGCATTTGCAGTACTTCCTGCTCTTGACCCTGCATTACCACCATTTCCTGCACCACCAATAGTCACAGATAAAGTACTTAATGCTGAATCAGTATTAACATTAGGATTATAAACATACACTGCTCCAGCTCCACCAGATCCTCCTGGAGCACCATTATACCATCTTGAACCACCACTACGGCCTGAACCTCCTCCTCCTCCTCCTCCTCCACTTCCACCTACTGCAACAAAAGAAATATGTTTAAAATTAACAACTGGAGATATAGTAGGAATCGCTATAGACAAACTCTCGTTCGTTGAAGTATGTTTTACATTATATGCTGTACAAAGTGAACTCATATCTACTGAACTAGTTCCGTAAATATAGTTGAATGCTAAACATTTTTCTATTGTTTTTGGATTTTCCACATACGGTGGAAAATTAAGAAAATTATTTGCATTAGCTGTAGTTCCAGAACTAGCAATTAATTTATTTATATCAATACCATTTAAATAATATTTATCGGACATTATAATTATAATTATAATATATAATATATTTATAATATATTAAACATAATACATTATAAATATATTATTATTTAAAAATGATTAATACTAATTATATTTATGAAAATAAATGTTCATTATCTTCAGATTTTTGTTCAAATTTAATTGAAATTTTTGAAGACGGTTCAAATAAATATAAATATGAAGGTCTTACATTAGGAGGATTAAATAAAGAAATTAAAGACACGACGGATATGAGTATTCCCGAAAATGATGAAAAATGGTATAAATATCATTCATTTTTAACAAAAGAATTACAAAGAAATTTAAAAAAATATTTAAATATTTTAAATAATTCAAAAGAAATAAATAATGAAGGACAATTAACAAATGTAAATTATTCATATTTTGATAAAAGAATTCTTAAATCCGATTTTTTTTTAATGCAAAAATATAAACAATCAACAGGAAAATATATTTATCATAATGATTTTATGGTAAATAAAAAAGATAATAAATATAGAGTAGTTACATTTTTATGGTATATAAATACAGTAGAAGAAGGTGGTGAAACCAGTTTTGGAGAATCATTTAAAATTAAACCAGAACAAGGTAAATTGATTTTATTTCCGGCATGCTGGACCTTTCCTCATTGTGGAAAAATTCCTTTATCAAGTGATAAATATATTGTTACTGGATGGTTATATATAGATTTTTAAATTTTTATTTATATTTTATATAAAATAGATATAAATATAAATAGTTATAATTAGATATAAAATGCAATCTGTAAATAATTATTCTATAAATTCTGATACTCTCACTAACATAAATTTATTAAATTTTGTTAAAGAATTAGAAAATAATATAGATTTAAAAATACTAAATCTTAAAAAAGATAAATTTAATTTAATTGAAAAATTTGTTTATGATTCTGCATGTTTTCATCTTAAACAATTAAATGAATCAGAAAATAATTCAGATTTTGATATTACAAATTATAATATTGAATTTTGGACAAAAAATAATATTAGTAAAAAAAATGGTATTAATGTTTTTCATATTGATTGCGATGAAAATAAAAAAAAACAAAATAAAATAGTTAATCCATTATTATCTTGTGTAACATATTTAAATGATTCAGAATTTCCAATATTATTAACTGATATAAATCATACTGAATATTTATTTAAAGAATTTGAAAATAAAAACAGTATTAAAATTATTTTTCCAAGGGAAAATAATCAAATAACTTTTGATGGGTCTAAATATCATGGGGTTTGTGATGTATTTGATACATTAGATAATATTAAAAATAATAGCTTTGAAAGAAATATAATTGCTATTAATTTATGGAAAGAGCCTCCAACTAATATTTCATTCTATGAACCAATATCTTTAAACGCAGATGATTATAATAAAGAAGATATAGTATTTTTTTTTGAAAAGGGACAATATAATAATACAGAATTATATATAAAATCAGAACAATTTACATTTGATTTTTATGAAAATATGTTATATAATTCATCTGATTTTCGGTTTCCAAAAGAAATTTCAGAATTAGTGAAAATAGAATACAATCAAAACAAATTTAATTTTATTATTACAGATATAGATAATACAACTATAAAAACAGATTATAAAAATAATTCATTATTGAAAGATATAAAATTAATAAATGAACTTAATTCAAATGAAATAAAAAATAATGATATTATTAATTCAGCTATTTATAATCGTTTTATACAAAGAAATATATATTCTAAAATGTTTTCAAAAAATGTTTGTGAATGGATAATATTTGAATCTGAAAATTATGCAAAAAATAATGGCGGATGGACGACAAGAAGACATGTAAAATATCCTACAACAGATTTACCCGTAAAAAATATACAACCCATTTTTAATTTTGTATTATTATCTTATAATGAAATATTTTCAAAAATAAAAAAATCATATTCATTATCCGAAACAATAGAATTTAATATATCAGATTTTTTTATTGTAAAATATAATTCAGAAATGCAAAATGAGCTTGAATTGCATAATGACGGTTCATTTTTATCAATTAATATATTATTAAGTAATTCGTCTGATTTTGAAGGAGGAGGAACATTTTTTAATGATAATACAGTAACTAATTTAGAACAAGGAGATGTTTTAGTTCATTCAGGACAAGTAAAACATTCTGGTGTCAAAATAACAAAAGGAACAAGATATATTTTAGTAGCTTTTGTATCTCTTATAGTAAATTTAAAATCTGATTTTTTATAAAGATATTCTAAAAAATTGAAATATCTTTTAAAATGATATAGAATAATATTATTACTATATATAACTACTTTAAAAATGATTATTCCTATTAAATGCTTTACTTGCGGCACTGTGCTCGCCAATAAATATGCTTACTTCTGTGAAGAAGTGCGTCAACGCAAGCTTACCAGAGACTTGCATGTAGAAAAGGTCATCTATTTGACTCAAGAATATAGCCAAAAGACGCCGGAAGGTGAAGTTATGGATGAATTAAAGCTGACAAAAATGTGCTGTAGGAGACATATGCTGACCCACGTGGATATTGAATAAATCCACCTTTCTATTTTCGCAAAGCGAAAATCAAAGGTGGAGCCAAAGTTGGAGCCAAATGTAAAAACTAATATAGGTCCAAAGGTGACAAGTCTGTAGCCCGAAAGGACGCGGACTGCTTCGGGAGCCAAAGATTGCTTTATCTGTTTCTTAATTTTAGTTTAGTTTGTTCCTAATATTGCTAAACTATTTTTTCACTGTATATACTATAACAATGCCTAGTACTAAGCGTAGCAATAAGCGTAGCAATAAAAAACGTAGTAGAAGAAATACTAAAAAAACGTTTAAACAGAAAATTTATAATATGAAAGGGTGTTCCAAGAGTCAAAAAAGGTCTAAAAGTAAAGCTATGTCTAATTCTAGAAGTCGTATGCAATATATCAGCAAAACCAAGGGTCAAAGTAAAGGTCGTGGATTTGGACAAGGGCGTGGAATCGGATTTAGGGGTGGTTTAAGAGGAGGAAGCTGTGCAACTTGTCCTTTGACTGGTGGCTCAAGTCCCTTAGTCGGTGCTCCTTGGGCTGTTGACCAAACAGTTAATAGTAACTATTACGCTCCAAACTTGTATGCTGGTCGTGATATGCAGACTGCAATGCAGCTAAACGGCGGTAGAAGACACCGTAATAGTCGTCGTAAACTTAGAGGCCGTAAACTTAGAGGAGGAGGATTAACCGATTTTGTTCCCTCTGGTATAACTAATTTAGGAAGGGATCTAATGTATAATACAAGCAGTGCGTATAGTTCTCTTACTGGCGCAGATGCCCCAGTTAGTCCAGATGCAACACAAGGACATTTAACTGCGTCTATTGCTAACAACAGAGTTATTATCTAATCTATCTATTTTTATATCCAATTTTTTAATAAAAATAATATTATGATAATACATAATATGGCATTCCCTAAGTCTTTGAATGAATTATGCAAACCCGCATACATCTACTTTATTATTTCTGTAGTTGCCCTTGTTTTTATGGCGATTCAAAATTTTGGAAATACTCATACATATTGTTTAGGCAGTTTTATATGTTCAGTTCCTAGCACTATCATGGTTTTTGCTGTGAAAATTGTCTACGTTCTGTTCTGGTCTTGGCTTCTAAATTTGATGTGCAAGGATGGTCACAGTAATATTGCTTGGTTCCTTGTTATTTTCCCATTTGTTCTTTTAGCTGTTATTATTGGATTACTTATGATGTATCAAAATGATGAAAAAGAGAAACAAGAGAAGCCTTCTGGTTGCCAAGCGAATCGTCAATAAAACAAATAATATATAAAATAAAAATATATATTAAAATATCTATATTTTATAAAATGATCTTAAATACCTTATTAGCCTTATTCGCTGTCATAGTTGTAGCAATTGCAGCATCTATGTTTTTAGATGATAGCGTGCTGTCCTATTTTATAAGGAGAGAATCTGATGTGCCTGTATTAAATACCAATGTTTTAACACCTAATGTTGGGCAAGAATTTTTTATGAATACACAAATATCTGATGATATGCCTTATAACTATTAACTTTATTATAACCTAAACAAAATAATATATTATCAAGATAATATATTATATATCAAATGCATCCTAATAAAAAAAAGGTTGCAAAATCTGAGAAACAAACATCTAAGAATGGTAAAAAAGGTTTCAAAACAGGGAGTAGTATTTCATATGAAAAAAATGGCTGGATATATGTCTCAGTTTCCGGTGCTCCCAGGGAGCGTGGTTACAACTATGGAAAACTCATTTTCAAGCAAATGAAACAAGTAAAGGAAATTTTAGACTTCACTGTATACAACGATTACGGTATTAAATGGGAATTCTTTGTCAAAGCTTCTACCAAGTATTTTTTGCCGAAAATAAAAGAACATTTTGCAGAATTTTACGAGGAAATGGTTGGATTTAGTGAAGGTTGCACAGCTGCTGGAACTCCTATGAGTTTAGATGAGGTATGTGCTTGGAACAACTTCTTCACATTAACAGAAGGTTGGCTAGCAAATATGCCGGAAGAAGAAGCCGTTAAAATCTACGGTCCCGGAGATGGTAAAAGTGTCGTAAGAGGATCAAAAGAAGGAGGTGCTGGCGCTCAAGAAAGATGCAGTGCTTTCATTGCTGTCGGTGACTGGACTGCTGACGGTAAAATCGTAATGGCTCACAATAATTTCTCTAATTTTGTTGACGGGCAGCTCGCAAAAGTAGTGCTAGATCTTAATCCTACAAAAGGATATAGAATGCTTATACAAGGATTTCCTGGTTGGATATGGTCAGGAACCGATTTTTTCGTCACTAGTGCCGGCATCATGGGAACAGAAACGACCATCGGCGGCTTCAATAAATACGAAAATAATATGCCTATTTCCTGCAGAATTCGGCAGGCAATGCAATATGGTAAGACTTTGGATGATTACGAGACCATGTTGTTAGACGGTAATTCGGGCGATTATGCAAATTCATGGCTTTTTGGCGACACTAATACGAATGAAATAATGCGCATTGAATTAGGTCTAAAATATCACAATACAGAACGCACTAAAAACGGCAATTTTATCGGATTTAATGCGCCATATGATCCCCGTATTAGGAACCTGGAATGCGCAAATACAGGATTTGATGACATTCGGCGTCATCAGGGTGCGCGACGTGTCCGTTTAGCGGATATAATGGCCGAAAAAAAGGGCAAAATAGATCTTAAAGCTGCTCAAGATATTATCGCAGACCATTATGATGTGTATTTGAACAAAGAGAACCCATGTTCGCGTACATGTTGCAGTCATTATGAGCTAGATGCGAGGGAATATATGTCAGATCCTTCAAGACCGAAACCTTACCAGCCCCGAGGTGCTTTAGACGGCAATGTGTGTGACACAACCATGGCAAAGGCGATGTCATTTAGCTTAAGATGGGGAAACTCATGCGGAATCCCATTTGATAAGAAGAAGTTCTGTGATGAACACAGGGAATGGGCATATTTGGAGCCATATTTAGAAGACAGACCACAGCAGCCGTGGACAGATTTTAGTATTACAAATACAGGTTCTGGTACAAATAAGAAAACAAGAAAAAACAGAAACAAAAATATCAAAGGCGGTTTAGTTATATAAATTATCACCAAAAAACATATTAAAGACAAATACTTATCTTTAATATATTGTCAAAATGTCTGATTTCAAAGTCGGCGACATTATACATAAAATTGTTGCAAATAAAATTCTTCTTGAAAAAAGGTATATTATTTTGAGTATAAGAGAGAAAAAGGGAGGCGACTGGCACGACGGTTACACTATTGAGTATATCGCATTGTTAAAAGAAGTATTTGAATTAAAGGAAACAAATGAAGAAATAGTAGAAGAAGAGTATTATTTGTTGCGATATACGAATTATATGTGTCAACAGGACACAATATTTGCACTACATGTTACTGACTAAAATAGTTATTCGTTTTAACTTTTGTCCTTACCTTGTCTTTTATTTTGATATACTTTGTCTTTACTTTGTCTTTTATTTTGCTTTTACTTCGTTATAACTTTTCTTAAAAGTATATCTTAACGCTTTTTTCACAATCAAATTGAACCAATAAACATTTAATGATATTAGCAATATACTTTCAAAAAATACGACTATTCTTACCGTATTATTTGGATTAGTTACATAACTTATAAATATTAGAGGAAACAATACAAGTCTATACAAAAAAAAGGTTACTAAGAATGCGATATCTATCCATTGTTGCTTAAAAGGTCTCAAATTTAAGAATATACTTGAGGTTTCTGTTACCATGCTTATATGCAAAATAGCTGTTATATTATTTAAGTATGCAAATATAAAACTGCTCAACATTATAAAGCCATGTAGCACATTTTCAAGTTTTTTACTTTTAATTCCAATATACATATCATAAAAGCTGTAACCAAATGAAATAAAAGGCACAATTAAGTATCTGTCAGGCAATGAATCTCTTACAACTGGATAATCATACATTATAAGCGGACAACAAATTAAACCCGCATTGTAGCCAATGCCGCTTATTACAGAATGAATTAGTCCCGAATTTATTATTCTTTCATTATTAAATAACTTTTTGGTATCAATATAAAACCAGAAAGCTAGAGAGCTTATTATTATTCCTATTTCAATAAAGATATGCATGTTTTTATAAATTGTTTTAGTGCTTATTTGCTATATTAACTGCTAATATGTATTTAAATTATTTTATTATATTATATTTTGTATAATATACTATTTTATATTTTATTTTTTTATACTATTATTCATTTATTACTATACTATTTTACCTTTATAATAGTATAAAAAAATAACATTATAATAATATATTAATACAATGTCTAAAGAAAAAAGCAGAAGTAGAAGTAGAAGTAATAATGAAACAAGAAGAATCGAAGGCAGTTTGGAGTCCAATTCTGAATCCATATCCTGGAACATTATTGATCGTTATTTTAAAGACAATCCGTATAATTTAGTCGCTCATCATTTAGATTCATATAATGATTTTTTTAACAAAGGTATTTTCCAAATTTTCTTAGAAAACAATCCTATTCGCTTCATAGAGAGAGACGATGACATTGACAATGATAAAAGGACCCAATGTTTGTTGTATCTAGGCGGCAAAAAAGCCGACAAAATCTATTTTGGTAAGCCCATCATTTACGACGACAGTACCGTAAACGGTTTATCCGATCCCTATCCACACTATATGTATCCCAATGAAGCCCGTTTAAGAAACATGACATACGGTATCACAATCCATTATGATGTAGAAGTTGACTTCATTTATTACAGAGATGGAGAGAAGGTTGAATCCACAACGGTTCTAGAGAAGATTTATCTAGGCCGATTCCCCATCATGCTTCATTCTAATTTATGTATTCTAAAAGGATTAGCTATTGAATCCCGCTTTAATTTAGGCGAATGCCGTAACGACTATGGTGGATATTTTATTATTGATGGTAAGGAAAAGTGCATTCTCAGTCAGGAGAAGTTTGCCGACAATATGCTGTTTGTTAGGAAGAATAAGGCAGATGACATGTATAGTTTGTCATGCGAAGTGCGTTCAGTTTCCGAAGACAGTTCCAAACCTATCCGGTATTCTTCCGTCAAATTGGTCGCACAAGATGCGACCTTTACAAATCAACAAATTGTGGTTGATATTCCAAATATTAAGAAACCAGTACCTCTCTTTATTATAATGAGAGCTCTCGGCGTCATTTCTGATAAAAAAATTATTGAATATTGTCTGCTTGATTTAGATTCCAATTCCAACATGATTGATCTTTTTATTCCGTCGGTTCATGATGCAAGTAAAATATTTACGCAACAAGCTGCATTTGAATATTTGCGTCATTTAACCAAGCGCACTACCGTAACCGCAGTGATTGACATTCTAATGAACTATTTCTTGCCTCATATCGGTGAAGACAATTTTTTGAATAAGGCATATTATGTCGGATTCATGGTCAATAAACTTTTAAGAGTTCATATGGGGAGAGAAAAGCCGACAGATAGAGACAACTTTAAATTTAAACGTGTTGAAACATCCGGAACCCTTATTTATGACTTGTTCAGGGAATACTTTTTACTGCAGAACCGCAGCATCTTTTTAAAAGTGGACAAAACATTTTATTACCATCCTGAAAAATATAGGGCAAATTTTCCGAGTTTAATAGAAGACAATTTCAAAGAGTTCTTTAAAGAGAGAACAATTGAAGAAGGTTTTAAACGCGGATTCAAAGGAAACTGGGGTTCTGATGCGAATACGAAAAAGATTGGCCTCGTCCAAGACGTGAATCGGCTGTCATGGTTCACCTTTATTTCCCTTTTAAGGAAAATTATATTGCCTCTAGATTCATCATCAAAAGCAGTAGCACCACATATGTTACATTGCAGTCAATGGGGTATTATTGATCCTGTTGACACGCCAGATGGTGGAAATATTGGTCTCCATAAACATATGGCTATTAGTACTTCTATTACGAATGGGACATCTAGTATTCCCTTAATAAAATGGCTAAGAGCAAACACTGCGCTTAAATTGCTGCAAGAATGTACTACTAAATCGCTTGCATCAGCCTCTAAAATGTTCGTTAATGGTAATTGGATTGGTGTAATTGATAACCCGATTGAAACAGTAAATATACTGAAATTATTTCGCAGAAATGGTGTTATCCCTGCTTACACAAGCATTTCATTTAGCTACGAATCCAATGTGATTTATTTATATACCGACAGCGGTCGCCTTACCAGACCAGTATATTACAGAAACACTGATTCTAATTTGTTATTATCATTTGACAATACAATTATTAGAAATAAGATTGAAAGCAGGCAATATACTTGGTCACAAATAGTGTCTGGATTTGAACCTAAAGGCGATACTGGATTCAATATTAGAAATAATATTTTGTACGACACTAATGTTTTGTATCCCGGTTTTAACTCATTAAAAGAGCTGCTAGATATGTTTGAAGACAAAAAAGGAATTGTTGATTTTATGGACACCTCTGAAGCAGAGAGCTCCCTAATTGCAATGTATCATGATCGTATTAAAGAAAATAAACTATATACGCATGCTGAAATTGACCCTTCTCTAATGTTTGGCGTCCTAGGAAACTCTATTATTTTCCCTGAAGCTAATCAGCTCCCTCGTAATGCGTTTTCTTGTGGTCAAAGCAAACAAGCTGTATCCATGTATCATTCCAACTATCAGATGCGCACTGATAAAATGGGGGTTGTTTTACTCTATGGTCAGACACCTCTAATAAAGTCGCGATATTTGGAATATATTAATCACGAAGAGCAACCTTATGGTGTCAATGCTATTGTTGCAATCATGAGTTACACTGGTTACAATGTAGAAGACGCCATTTTGATCAACAAAGGCGCTATTGATAGAGGCATTTTTAGAACATCCTATTTTACTAGTTATGAAACCCGAGAAGAAAGCGCGAAGGTATCAGGAACAATGGTGAATTCCTTTTTTTCAAATATTGAATCCAAACCTAAAGTAGACAAATTAAAAGAAGGATATGATTACAGCAAGCTGGATGAATACGGTCTAGTCAAAGAAAACACTGCAATTGATGAGAAAATTGTGTTAATTGGCAAATTAAACTCCAATGTGGATTCTAAAGGTGAATACATGGATAATTCTGTTTATACAAAGAAAGGCCAGCTCGGTTACGTAGACAAAGCATTTATTTCTGAAGGTGAAGAAGGGTTCCGAATAGCCAAAATCCGGATTCGCGAGGAACGTTTGCCTGCAATTGGTGACAAAATGGCGTCACGTTGCGGTCAGAAAGGCACATTAGGTCTTATTGTTGCCGAAGAAGATATGCCTTTTACCGCTGACGGTATCAGGCCCGACTTAATCATTAATCCCCATGCGCTTCCATCTCGTATGACCATTGGTCAGCTAATTGAAAGTCTTTTCGGAAAAGTGTGTGCCGAATATGGATCATATGGTGACTGCACTGCTTACAGATCAAAAGGTTCTAATTATCCTGTATACGGTGAAATGCTGACAAGAATGGGATATCATTGCTCTGGAAATCAGCTTATGTATAATGGCTTTACTGGGGAACAAATTTATTCGGAAATATATATTGGACCTACATATTACATGCGTTTGAAACACATGGTTAAAGATAAAATAAACTACAGAGCGACCGGTAAAAGAAGTATGTTGACACGGCAAACGAATCAAGGTCGCGCAAATGATGGAGGTCTTAAAATTGGTGAGATGGAACGTGATGGTATTATGGCTAACGGATTATCGTATTTTTTGAATGAATCATATATGGTTAGAGGTGATCAATATTATATGGCAGTATGTAACAAAACTGGCACCATTGCGGTGTATAATACGGCAAAGAATCTGTTTATTAGTCCTTTTTCAGATGGGCCTCTGACATTTAGTAAGGGCATTGATGGCGAACCAATTCTAGATGTGTTTAGTAAATTCGGACGTTCTTTTAGTATTTTACGCATACCTTATGCTCTTAAATTGATGATACAGGAGCTACAAGTGCTAAATGTTCAGATGCGCATTATTACAGAGCAAAATGTGGATCAACTTTTGAATTTATCATATCAGTCAAGAAATATTGACAAATTACTGCATCTTCCAGATGAATCAGAACAAGTAAAATATGATGTTAAAACTATGGTGGCTAATTATAAAAAACAAGTAGAAACTAAAATTAAATTATTAAAGAATGAATCCGGTAAATACAGCAGCCAAAGACAATATTTAGAGGGAGAAATAATTGACCCTGTACCACAAGGGTTTAATGATGCTGATTTTAAACAATCTAACCAAACTGCTGCACCAAATACAGGATGGGACAATGATTTTTATCCGCCTGAAGAATGGGACAATTCAAAAGACCCAAATTTAGATTGGTCTTTTCATGGAACTAATGAGCCATTAACTCCTAGTAAATGGGCTAAACCTGAGGTTGAATTTGCTGCTTCTGATTCTGCTTCTAAAACTCCTGCCTATAACTCTCCAGGATATGCACCTTTGTCGCCAGCATATTCACCTAACTCTCCAGGATATGCACCTTTGTCGCCAGCATTACCTATACCTAATTTTCCTGATGAAATTATGAAACAAGAATGGTCTAGATTGCCCGAGCAACAACAAAAAGACATTCTAACACATTCTCTAGATGAACAAATTACCATAATGAAACAAATAATGAGTGATAGACCTACCAATCCTGGGTTTGAAGATGCACAGTTACAACAGTATTTTACTCAACTTCCAAAGGAGGAACAAATAGAACTTTTAAAATTATCCCATGAGAGACAAATAGAAAAGTTAAAAGAATTATCTAGAACATTCCGACCTGAACCTGGATTAAAAATTGTTGTTCCAAAAACAGCATCTCAAGAATTATATGGAGGCAGGTTGAGCTTACTTGCTCCTACAGAGGCTGAAAAGGATTCTAATAAACTTAGCGAAGTAGTTGAATCTGCTTCTACTACTACCAATAATGCATCTAGTGGGGGAACCAAAAAAATTACGATAAATTAATAAATTAATAAATTAATAAATTAATAAATTAATAAATTAATAAATTAATAAATTAATAAATTAATAAATTAATAAATTAATTATTGATTTTAAATTAATGTTAAAAAATTGAAACAATTTAAAATCAATACGATATATTATATTATTATAATAGAACAATGTCATCAAATACTCAAAGTAATACAAGCAGTTTAATTTCTGCAGTTTATCAATCTAGAACTGTAATTCTAGAACAGTTGGCAACACAGGGTTATGAAACTGCCGATTATTCGGGTTTTAGTGTAAATGAAGTGAATACTATGAAGACAAATAATCAATTAGATATGATTTTAGAGAAGACAGAGAAAGAAGGGAAAGAAGGAAAAGAAGGAAAAACGAAGACATATATTCGTTATTATTTAACAAAATCTCTTCGCCCAGCAAATCTACAAGAAATGATAGACGACCTATTTAATGTAGAAGAAGTATTATCTAGAGGCGATACTCTCTTCATTGTTGTCAAGGATGATGTAAATGATACTTTAGTTAATACAATAAAACATATCTGGGAGCACGATAAGATCTTTATTATTATTCAAACCTTGAAGCGATTGCAATACAATATTTTGAATCATACTCTAGTTCCTCCGCATCATATTTTACCTGCTCCTCAAGTACAAAAAATAAAGGAAAGATATAATATTATGTCGGATGCACAGTTTCCTGACATTTCAAGATTTGATCCTGTTGCACAGGCAATAGGAATCCGACCTGGTCAAGTTTGCGAGATTTTAAGACCTAGTAAAACAGCAATTAGTGCACCTTATTATAGAATTTGTGTTTAGATAGTATAAGAAAAGAAGAAAAGAAGAAAAGAAAAGAGAGAAGATAAAATGGTAAATTATAGTATTATATTATAATATGTCATTAGAACCTAAAGCGGATTATTATAATACACAAATAAATACAATTAAAACCGATTTTTTTGCTATTTTAGGAGGTTATAAACAAAAATATATAGATCATTTTACTACACCCGAGAATGATTTTGCAACTGCAGCATATGATGATTGTATTTTTCAATTACAAACTAAAAATCAGGTTTTATTTAATGTAGCTAATAATATTCAGACAGATATAGATGAATTAAATAATAAAATGAGAATGATGACAACAAAATTAGATAGCGAAAAAACATTAAATAGTGATAATTCCAATTTATTTGAAGATATTCAAACTACCAAGTCCGGATCAAAAATAATGATTAATGATTATAAAACAGCATATAATAACCAATATTATTATAACATTGAATTAGTTATTGGTATTATTTTAATAATAGGAGTTTCTTCAAAAATATTTAGAAAATAATATTGAATTCAATATATTTTATATTCTAAAATGATGTTACAAAGTTTAATGCAAAAATATAGATATTTTAATTCTAAAAATACAAATACAAATACAAATATAAAAGTTAATACCCTTGCTAAGCTAGTTCCTCTAAAATATAAGTTGCCGATAATAAATGTTAAAGAAAATGAAAATAAAAAGGGCTTATCTTTAACAAAGATTTTAAATATTGATACTAATTTAGATTATGATTTTGAAAAACAAGTAGAAGAAGAAAAAAAAGCAGAACAAATTTCTGATATTCCAGTTCCTAGTCCAGTTTCAAAATATAAATATACTACCTTATTTTTTGTATTTGGAATATTCATATTTCCAATTTATAAATATCTATATATATATAAATAATGGCTCTAGATGATGATATAAAATCTGGATTACTAGAAATTAAAACATTACAAACACAGTATACTAATACTTTATCTTCATATCAAACTGCTAAAGATAATTATATTAATGCCTTAGCTGCAAATAGTGCAAATCCGTGTAAATCTTATTCATTAACTTCTACAGGTGTATCACAAGCATGTTATAATAAGATATGGTCTGATCAAAAATGCACAACCACAGCACCAACTGTTACTACTGCATCAACCTTTATAGAACTACTAAATTTGGCATTTAATAAATCTAAATCATCTCTTGCTGCAGATAAAACTTTGTGTTATGGAACTACAACAAATCCTGTTTTAAATATGGCTGCAACTGCTGTTTCTAGTGCACGTAATTCTGAATTTATAACGGTTCCAAAAAGTGTATGGGCTGCGACTGCAACTGCAACAACATCTTTAACAACAGCTGCAACAAGCGATGCATGTATACAAACGTGTGCTGCAAATGTGGCATGCACTGGTGCAACATATAATACTTCTAACAAAAATTGTACATCAATAATAGGTAATGGATTACTTGTTGATTCAACAAATAATTTTCATACAGTATTAATTCCTAGTTTAACAAATTATTTATTAACATTACAAAAACTAAATACTGGTTTGACAAGAATAATTGATTTAATAGAAGTTAAATTATTAGCATTACAACCAAAGTTGGATGAAGTAAATTCTAAATTATTAGATACATCGCTATTTGAAACAGGCTTTAGAGATGATTATGAAGAACTTCTTGATGATAGATCTAATATTGCACAATTATTAGAAAAACATAATGATATTTTGGCTGAATTAAATGAAAGATCGTTATTTACAAATCGCGAACATAATAGTCTTAGAATATGGACAATAGGAGCAATAATAGTCTTTATTTTTCTTATTAAAAATTTATTTGGTCTAGATTCACCTGCTATTAATACTATTTTTTGGTTAACAATAATAGTATTGTTGGCTCTAACTTTAAGTAATCCTACTGGATTTATTGGAATGGGTATCTTATTTTTAGTATTTTTAATGTTTTTTATTAACAATTAACAATTAATAAATTTAAAATTATATTTATATTCAAATTTATATTATATAAATTATATAATATAAATATAAATATATAAATGGATAATCAATATATTCCATATGACAAGCGTATTATAAATAATAATATAATTAATAAAAATATAACTAATAATATAAATAACTCTAAA